TCAGAAGATTTCTGTTGCCAGTAATCCTGGTGCTCTGAGAAGATAACACGAATCGTCTTTAGGACGTCTGACTTATTCATTATGCATATCTCCTGTAAATGTAAACGTCCCATCTTTGGGCATCTTCTAGTCTGCAGATTCTCCAGTTATGGAAAATCCCCCTATAAGAACTATAGTCGCGATACTTGTAAAGGTTTCGATTATTTTTTCCAAATCTACCTTGACATTTCACGTAATATTTTTTGTCAGAAGATTTATTCATAATCTTCACAACCTTTCTGATATTTTCAAGTTCTAGCATATCTCCAGCTGATTCTGGATATACTGTCATTACATAGCTATCTGATCTCATTTTAGTGTATTGGCCTCCCGCCTAAAGTTTCTAAAAAGAATTGACCTTGAATGTCATGGCCAGTTCATACAAATACTGAATCACAGAGTTTATCCCATGATTCATTAATAGTTTCTGGATTTTTGTCTTTAGCAAAAGCCAGTTCAACTAAATCTAATTCTATTTCTAGCGGTATATCTGTAGCGATATGTGTTAATTTTAATACATTTTGCATGATTTACTCCTTATTAATTTAATTTATAGAAGTATTATACCAAAGGATAAGGTGTTTGTAAACCCTTTTTTCGTGACAATTTCGTGACATTTTATTACAAAAGAAGGGGAGTATTGCACTCCCCCATGAATCATAATTAAAGGTTATTATACTTCTTTTGCAATAAAAGTGTATACACCGTAAGCTAGAGCTACCCACGCAAATAGGTCAACTAAGCCGCCTAAAAGTAGGTAAGATAATGATAGTCCGACGATAACTCCGCCGTCCCAAGATGTGCGTTCTGCCCATCTGTCCATTAACCAAGCTTTTGCTGTATTTAACATATTCATATATTTCTCCTTTATATTTTAAAGTCTGCAAACGAGTCATTACTTTCTCGTTCACCAAACTTGTTTATCGGCTTATCTGGTGTCATGTCAGACATGATATCAGATTGAGCCGACTCCTCTACATCATATAGTTTCATGCGGGAACGATCTACTCCAATAACGAATCTTCGATATTTGGTAGGATCGTTATAACGATTTTTCAATTGCTTTACTAGCATTTGACCCAAATCTTCAAGTTCCTCTGTTGAAATAAGAGCAAACATAAGATCGGCCGTTGCTGGCAAACCAAATGATTCAGATGTATCCTCTAGTCCTAAATCAGTATTAGAAAATCCTGACCTGGTAGTCTGCGTTGCAGAGACTATTGGAACATTGAATTCCACAGCTAAACCACGGAGTTCTTCCGCGATCGCTTTTATGTATGAATAACTATTTATACTACCACCGAGTCCACGCATGCGACTTGAGGCACAAATATTTAAATAATCTACATAAATTATATCCGGACGGAAGTTCTTTTTAAGCTTTAATTCATTCAATAAAGCTCTAAAATGCCCTGTATGGGCGGCCCCTGTTGGATATTCCTTAATGATAAGTTTACCTATAGATCCTTTTGCGATCTTAGAAATCTTACTATCAAAAACTTGTTTAGGTAAAGACTGAAGTTGTTCTACTGGTAGATCCATTAGATTCGCATCGATTCTTTCAGCGATACGTTCTTCTGCCATTTCCATTGTAATATATAAAACGTTCTTGCCTTGACTGAGTACTGATGCTGCACAGTGGCACATGAATAAAGATTTACCAACACCAGTACCAGCAAGAGCAATGTTTAATGTTTTATTTGGAAGTCCACCTTTTGTTATTTTATTGAAATAATCTAAATCGAATGATATACGATCTTCTTTTGTATTGTAAAATGCAAATCGATCCTCTGAGTTATCGATATAGTCATGACCAATTGCTTGGTCGAAAGAGGTTCCTAAAGCAGAAGAAAGTATTTCAGGTATAGCACCTTCACTTCTTTCTTTATCTTTACCATCTATAATCTGGATTGACTCCATTATTGCATTATAGACAGATCTTTCTTTACACCATTTTTCTGATTCCTGTATAAGATATTCAGTATCGATGTCAGACTTTGATTCTATTTCATCAATAAGTCTAGAGCAAGAATTGAGTATTTCTTCTGGAGCATTTACCTTCTTAAGTTCTAAATGTAAAATCTTTGATGTAGGTAATTTATTATGTTGACCAACAAACTTTACAATAAGGTCAAATACATTTTTATGAATTCCTTCGAAATATTCTTTTCTTAAATATGGTATGACTCTCCTACAATAATCTTCGTTATTCAGTAGGTGATTCAGTATGTGTGTCGGTATTTGATTCGTTATGTCCAATTCCTATCTGTGCCTCGTTATGTTCTAGTGAATCTGTTATTATATATTGCAGTATGGATCCAAGATAATCTTTAAAATTTTCATCTCCCTCTAATTCATCCATTGCAAATGTTCCTGGATCCTGAACTTGATATGTAAATCCAAGTGTGGCCATATCAAGTTCTGGTGTTTCTTTTACTTGAACTGTTCCATAGACTATTATTACGTCTTTCCATGTTCCAGTTAAAAGTTTAACTCCATGAAGTGGATGATTCGGATTCTCTACTAATGTATAATCCTTATCTGTTACTTTATACATCTTCTACTTCTAAGTCTAAGTCTATTTCTAATAAAGGTTTATGTCCGATAGAATAGTATGTTTTAACAAATTCTTTGAAGTTGCTATCTTTAAATATAGGATCCCAGAATTTTTTGTTTAGAGTTTCTTTTTCTCTTACTTTTGGATCTAGGATTTCCCCTGTTTCCATATTCACTCTTGCATACCAACCAACATTTGGTTTGGTTACATATCCACCTGCAAGTGCAACTTCAAGTAATCCACTATATTGTTGTATTCCACCTTCCCATGATACTCCAATTGGGACTTTAGATTTTTCTTTTACAAACCTAGATTTTTCTACGTTAATTACAAAATTATACCCAGTAACATCTTTACCGGTTTTTTCTTGTTGTCTTCCAATAATCCAAATGTTATCAGCTGAGTAATAAATTCCTGTACCGCCTGAAACGATAGCCTTTGGAAATAATCCCATTTCTTGATATGTGTGATTAACTGCGAGAAGGGGTATATTCTTCATTGTTAAATAAGGAGTGACCATTCGGAATAACCCCTTCAACGCTTTCGCTCTCGACATATCAGCGACCGATTTTTCATTTAAAGCATCTTCCAATTCTTTCTTAGATGCTAAATTACCAATTGAATCTATAATGATAATAACTTTGTCACCTCTTTCGATATTTTCAAGTTGACCAACTAAGTCAAACTTGAGTTGTTCTACGTCGGTGATTGGTGTATGTAAAACCCTATCAGTATCAATCCCAAAGGATTCAAAATATTGTTGTGGTGAACCAAACTCTGAATCATAAAATAGCATGACAGCATCTTCATATTGTTTAAGATATGCTGCACCCATTAACAAAGCAAAACTTGTTTTAAAGTGCTTTGATGGACCAGCTAGAACTGTAAGTCCTGATGTAAGTCCTCCATCGATATCTCCTGATAATGCAACGTTAACCATTGGCACATCAGTTGTAATGATATCTTTTTCAGCAAATAATATTGAATCTGAAAGTATAGAAGTATCTTTTATCTTACTATTCTTTTTTAATTTATCCATTATAGACATTATACTTTCCTCCTTCTTCTTGGAAATAATGATTGTTGTTCAAGCCTTTGGGCTCTTCTTGCCCTAGCAATGGCTTCTGCTTTTTTTCTTTGTTTCTTTTGAGCGGGCTTTTCATAGTACTCGCGTGCACGTACTTCTTGTACGATACCTGCTTTCTCACAGGCTTTTTTAAATTTTCTAAGACCAATGTCAAAGGGCATTGGTGTTGCCGGACGTTTGTCTCTCGGATTCCTCTTTCGAGGGCGTAAATCAATACTTGGCATAAATCACTCCATTGTTAAATATAATACGTATATTATACCATAGTTTATTCACTTTGTAAATCCCCTAGGTAATAATATTCTACTCCAGCTTCTTGTAGTATATCTTCTCCTTTGTGACAAGAATGATACCATCTATCACCCTCACTATTAAAGGTATTTGTAACTACCCTCGAAGCTCCAACTTGGATAATACCTTTTGCACATTCATTACAAATAGGTAATCCATAAACATATATTGTTGAACCTTTTAGTGAAACCCCATTAAAAGATGCATTATATATGCAGTTCATTTCAGCATGAACTATAAAATCATACTTGATCTCTCTGTTTGTATATCTTTCTATTTGATCAGATATTCCTCTCGGAAACCCATTATATCCTTGGGATAAAACCTGACCTGTGGGTGCAATAGCAACTGCACCAATCTGAGAAGAAGGATCTTTAGACCAGGTAGAAACCTCCTGGGCTAATTTCATATATCTAATATCCCATTTCTTCATACATATCCTTAAATATTTCTACGTTTTTAATTCTTTCTTGCATAGGATCTTTTCTTATAGCATCTGTTTTTAAAGGATGCTTATCCCTATCTAAAATTGGTTGTGGTACTATATGCTTGAAATATCTTTTCAATTCAACCTTTTCTCCTTGTCTATATTCATAGGGTAGATTCAAAGCATATTTGATTACCTTGGGTGCTAGAAAAGGTGCACGTAGTTCTATTGTTTGTTCCATCATGGTTCTATCTAGTTTTGGTAAATGATAGAATGGTAATTCACAAAACACATCTGAGTATTGGCTATCGTATTCTTTGGCTCTTCTATATCCACCAAATAATTCATCTGCACCATCACCTGTCATAACCGCATAAAAACCCAACTCTCTGAGCTTTCTTGCCATTGCAATCTGTGGTTTAACCGATCCAAGATCTACTGGTGATTGATGTATTCTAATAGAATCCTCATCTGAAACTTCATCTAAGGTAACATTAATTAAATCATCTGAGACTAAACTTGCAAAAGATTCCTCATGATTGTCCACATGAATAGCTTTTACTTCGTGTCCTAGCTCTTTAATTAATCCGTATATTATGGTAGAATCCAATCCACCAGAAAGTAATACAGAAACTTCTCTTTCACCACCAAGTCTAAGTCTAACTGCTTCTCTTAGTTCATACTGTAAATCTTCTGCTTCTATTAAGTCCCAATTCCAATATCTGTGAACCTCACCTCTATAGTAATAGTGTCCGGGAGGAACCTGTTTAATCTGATTGTACGGGGTTCTTCCTGTAGGATCATATCCCCATTTCAATGTATTAGATAAGAATAATTCATCTAGTGTAGTATCTCCAAGAGAAACTAAAGCATCTATCTCAGAAGCTATTGCTTCCATATCTGTTCTATAATAAATTGGTTTAATTCCTAGGAAATCAGTAACAGCTATAAAGTCATGATCTTTTAAAGTTACAAATGACCAAAATCCATCAAATTTATGAAATCCCCTTAATCCATATTCAGTATAATAGTCTGCTATAAATCTACCATCTGACTTAGATTCTTCCATACCATATAGATGTTTATCTAATTCTTTCCAATTAAATATTTCACCAACAAATAAGGAAAGATCTCCTCTTGAATTTGTGTTTGGTTGAATACAAACATCGGGATCTAAATTTGTAAATGGTAAGCTAATATGTGCCCATTGGTAGGAACCAAGTTTTTGATACCCAACAAATTCTGGTAATCCACGATATCCCATATAGTCTTTTACAACTTCTTCTAAGTTGGAATCTATGTTTTTACCTACAATAAATCCGCACATTATTTAATCATTTGCTCCAATGAATATCTGTCCACTGTAAAGCAGTGCAAAGATGTGGAAGAAAAATGTAGCATACCAGGAACTGCATCTATTTCTGACTTTTCTATTAGCCACATAGCTAACCTATTAGCAAAGTATAAATCGTTGTGTAGGTGCCGTACGACGTCACAGGAGCGCATATGATACGAACAATGAAGATATCCATGCCGTAACATGAAGTGCCAACCAAAAGTACAAGGTACGCGTTCTCCTTGAGCTGCTGCTGTTAGATCTTCTGGAAACCACATTGGGATATAACATTGTCTTGTGTTATTTTCTTTCTTTAGCAATTCTACTGCTGTATCTAAATTACCCCATTTAAATCTAATTCCATCTCTTTCCTTATCGCACCACATTCTTTCTGGATAAGAATGACTGAATGCTTCGTCCATAAGATATTTGTCTGTGTCTTTTAGCCACATGCTATGTGATGGTGGGGGATTATATGGTATACCAGAAACTCTTTCGTCGAAGTGGGTATCTGCCCATGGTTGTGTTGCATTTAGCTGATCAGATGCATCTTTTGCATCGTTGGTCATTGGGCATAATAAATCTGCATGTAAGATTTCTAGAAATTCTGGATGATCTGTACCACCTTGCCATCTTTCAGTTTGTATTTCATAACCTCTTTCAAACAGAATTCTTCTGAGCTCTTTCAGTCCAGTTTTTAAGTCTGCTCCTAATACATGATTACTCAATGTTTTCTCCTTTTAGTCTATTTAAGAAATCTCTGTCTGGATCTTGGCCATCGATACCACCACGAATATATGAAACAAAGAATGTTGCATAGTTGATTAGATCGATAGCTGAATCTTCTAGAGATTCAAAGTTTTGTGAATAAGATGTATCATTTTCCATAGCTTCTATAACAGATTGTATACGAAGTATTTTACCTAGCATAATATCAGATATAGTAGAACAACCACGTGGGTAATATTGTGCTTGTCTTATACGACTGTTTGGATTCTGATAATCTTGTGATTTTTTTTGTTGTATTTCTGCTGCTTGACGCAGAATATCTAATGGTTGATTGTTTTTATTCATGGGCATATTATACCAAATTTTTGTGTGTTTGTAAACCCCCTATTTCTTCTCAAGTACTATTCCTGTTTGAAATAATGGAAGATTCACTTCGGGATACATTTTAAGATATGACCTCATAAAAAGTGTATAAGGCATGTGTCTGTGTATAAAACATCCAACATATTTCATATCATTGCTTTCCATAACAACGTCTGTGACCATCTTGTGTAATAGAAAAGCTTGTTTCTTTTGAGTAGGATCTTTAATAAGTGTTATAAACTTTCCACCTGGTTTTAAGTATTCTATTGATGATTTATATATTTCTCTAATAGTGTTCCAGTATGTTTCCCCAGATAGTACTCCAACATTCTTATCATTCTCATAATATATGTTTTTTGTATCTGGGCTTTTTGGGGAATTTCTTGGAGGAGAATCTGATTGTCTTCCACCTAGAACTGGATAAGGAGTTCCATTAATAATCATATCAAAAGACTCTTTTTGAAATCCTTCTTTTGTTAGAATCTCTTCGCAATCTCGTGCATCTCCTTCAAATATATGACCTTCTCCTGTAGATCTTTTTTCTTTGTTTTGAAGCTCAACAGTTCTTCTGGTAATATGAGAATATTCTAATTCTATACCAACACCGTTTCTGCCTGATATCATAGATTCTACAACAGCTGTTCCTGTTCCAACGGTTGGGTCTAAAACCCAATCTCCTGGTTTTGTAAATTTATGAACAGCATAACGATATCCACTCCAGTGTCCGGGACAGATGTGTTTATCTTTTGGATGGTCTTTATCAACATACCATTTATTTCTGCTATATTGCGTATAGTGATTATCTGAAGAAGTATGATATACCTCTCCTAAAAA